CTGAACGCCGCCCTACAAGTAGGGGATCATCTGGACAACAAGTCGGACAGTTTCAAAACCACCGACGAGGCCGAGAGTAAGAAAGGAGACGAGGACATTCAACCGGACGAGGCCTTCAAGGTTTGACTCCTTCTCTTGGCGGCGTTCTTCTCGTTCCATCAGCCAGGTGGCGAAGCGTTGAGTTCGGTTTGGGGATTCTGCAACTGCGGGTTCTTCGATCATTTCTTTCGTCCTCCTTTCTTTGCTTCAGCATGAGCTATCTTGACGATGCGTGCATGTCCACGTTTGCCGGACCATCCTTTCGCCATGTTGCCGTTCTTGAGCATGTGCTTCTTCTTGATGCGACGGTAGGCGGCGGCATACCGGCGGTTGTAGGCCGACGGTTTGCGCTTTGGTTTGTCCTCCACCTCTTCAGAGTTTGACATCATCAACGCCAGGATCGGGGCGAGTTCCGGATTCATGGCGGCGAGAAGTTGCATCATTTGTTCCTGGTTCATATCATCGGCTCCTGGTGGGTTCTGCGGCAATCATGGCGGCGGCGATCAGTAGGGCGGGCTCACGGAGGGAAGGTGAGGTAGCGGCGAGAAAGAGAGCCGTGTTCCGGAGTTTGCGATCTCCGGCCCGTGAGCATCCGCCCTTTGAGCATGTTCTGTCGTGCGACATGCACGCAGAGTCCAGTTTGTCTGTCGGTGCGACATAAGGCAACTTGTCAATGTCCTTGGCTGGACGTGCCTGACCGGCTGTCCAGTTGGGTCCACAGTAGTTCCCCCACACCTTCACCACGGTATCAACCTCATTGGTTGAGTTCTTCCGTGACGAGAGCGGCGTATAGGTCAGCGGTTGCGACGGCTCGGAAACCGGTGATGCGAACGTAAGCAGAACCACTGAGTCCCCCAGACGTGGATGCTAGAGAGCCGACGACTTGGAAGTCAGGCGTGGCCACGATGGCGATGTAATCCGTGCTCGAACCGACTGAGTTGAGGGTGGGCTCGGCCATGCGTTGAATAATCGCAGCACCAAGATTCGCTGCCCCTCCTTGGTCGGAACGCTCACGTGCAATGGCGATCGTGTTTGGGTCGCTGATGTTTCCAAGGGTGCTTTTGGTTTTCATGATGGCGACGGACTGAGTGACGGTCCCCCCGGCGGCCAAGTCAAGACCAAAAGGAGCCATTTGAATCTGATAATCGGTAACCACAAAGATTTCCCGATCGAGCGTGGAGAGGGGGAGGGTTTCTTTTGATGCAACGGTGCTTCCATCAACGAGGTTCACGGAACCGCCGATATTCAGTAGGGCAGATGTCTTCTTGAAGGCCATGCGACACGCCAAGAAGTCATGGTGTATAAACTACACCTAGTGCATTTACCCAACCAACACCTTCTTCTCCTATTGATCACACGCCGAGCGTGATGCTTTGCAGGCCCAAGATGCTCAGGGGCTACTGCACGCCCTACATATGCATACCTACATATAGTGAAACGCTATCGGAGGTTCATGGGGAGCAAACACAAAACCATCAGCCTTGACGATCATACCGCCCAAATCGCAGACCGCCTGCCTAATTTCAGTCGGTTCGTGCGTCAATGCCTGCTCAAGCATGCACGATCAGCCACCGAGGGGCTACCGATGACGACCAAGGCCGACCACATTGCACCCTCCTCGGCTCGCATTTGGGGTGAAACGAAAGACAAGTGCAACCCTTTGCACAAGAAAGGTGTCTGTCCTGTCTGTTGGGGGTCGGAATGATGTTCACTTGTCACCAATGCAAACCGTTGAACCTCAAGTTCGCCACGTGGGAGGACCTCGTTCTTCACCGGGCTCAGGGCCACCCGTCCGACTTCGTGCACGGCGTTCCGTTTTGGATGCTCGAGGACCGTTTGTTTGAGCATGACTACTACTGGATTGCTCGTCAAACCCATGACAAGGCTTGGCTCAAGTGGGCCAACTCTCGGCGGTGATCATCATGTGCAACTTTTGCCCCCGATGCGAGCAACTTACGCCATGCGAGAAGGCCCGTCCACGGGGATGCATGTGGGAGCCTTGGATCTGTGAGAAGTGTTGGACCTGGACCGAGGCGTTGATCAATGAATGAAAAGGCCCGTGTCCTCGTTGAAACGGTCATGGACATGATCAACGGAACGCTGGACACGATGAAGTCCGACGAGTTCCACGCACCGGCGGCATGGTTGCTTGAGAATTGGTGGTGTTCACTGAACGCCGCCCTACAAGTAGGGGATCATCTGGACAACAAGTCGGACAGTTTCAAAACCACCGACGAGGCCGAGAG